GTCATGGGATAAACTGCAAGTTCATTGGTGTCACTTAGCTTTGGTGTGGTATTGTAGAATCGGCCACCACTGGGCAATTCAATGTAAGTTCCGGGCTTGCGGTAATACTGTGCCAATGGGTTTGGCTGCGGCGCCTTGATTGGCTGCTTTAGTGGGTTTGAGTTATCCATGTAGTTAATCCTTAACGGTAAATAGGTGTAATAGAACCTGTGTCATAAATGTATTTATGTACTGTTTTAATGGCTAAAGGACCGGATTTCACCAAATGGCAGAGTTTGACCAAGACAAATTTGATATATCGTTAAACCGATTTTATGACAAGTTAGCGAGCTTGACAGGATCGCTTGGCCGCGGTCAGACTGGCGGCAAAACCAGCCAAGTGCCGCGTGCCAAGGCTGCAGACCCTGCAGAAAAAGCCAACAGAGTTGAACTTGACAAAAGTACAAAATCAATCAAAGCTCAACGTGTGCAAACTGATGCAGAAATTAAAGCATCTAAAGAAGCAGTAAAAGCTCAAGAAGACTTAACAGATGAACAAGAAAAAGCTCAAGAGATTCAACGACAAACCAACAAAGCGTTTAAGAATTTTGGCAGCACACTAATTGAAGAAAAAGCAAACCTAAGTGGGGCGTTCAGCAGACTAGGCGACAATCTAAGCAGTACTGGCACCACATTTGGAAAGTTCATCGGCGGAATGGCCGCAGGTGTTGGCTATGCCTTGGGTGGCTTACAGGAATTTGCCAAGCAAGCTGGCGACATGGGTGCGTTTGCTGATCTAAGTAAGTTCAGTGTTGGCTCAGTAACGCAGATGAAACTTATGAGTGGCCTTGGTGGTGCATTCATAAAAGTAATTGAAAACAGCAACGGAACATTTAGAGCATTTGGTGCCACAAGTCAAGAAGCCGCAGAAAATTTAAGCAATCTAAGTCGTGGTTTGAAGTATGGTAGTGGATATCTTAACAGCACCTTGCGTAATGCATTAGGTAAAGATCTTGTTAAAAGTGTTGACCGTGCCGCACGTGCCGCTCGCTCAATGGGTATCACTGATGAAGAACAAGCAAAGCTAACAGGCGATCTTGCTATTACTGCGGCCATGGGCGCCAAAGACGAACAAGATGCAAAACGTAGATTAACTGAACAGTATGTTAAAACTATGGATTCTACAAAGACTCTAAATAGTGCGTTTGGTATCAGTGCCAAAGCGGCACTTGCGGCTGCAGAAGCATTTAGAAAAACCGACGCCGGTACATTTGCTGCCAAACAAGGCACAACTGCTGAAACTGCCGCCTTGGCCAAGTTATTTCAAGATTCAATGGGTATCGATGCTGACAAAGCCGCCCGAGCTGCATTGGGTGTTATGCGAGGCGAAGAAGGTCAAGCCAGAGCTGTAATTGGCGCAGGACCACAACAACAGACCATGGATCTGTTGATGGAGTCTATTAGAAGAAATGGCGGCAACGCCGGCGACATGGAAGGTATTGCTGCCCAGATGAAAAATATGGGCCCGCAAATGGAGCAGATCATCAATGATGCATCTGCCCAAGCAGTTAACAATCCAACTTACTCAGCGTCAGGAGCGGCATTGGCCAGATTCAAATCTGGAATGGACTCGGCAAAGCCAGAAGAGCCCGCACCAAGAACTTCAGAAACTGACAACATCATGGCCATGAACAGCCTGACTGCGGCACTTGAAAGTCTGCGTAATGTTATTATTGGTTTAACTGCTGGCATTGCTACCTTGGTTGGTAGCTTTGGTGCATTAGCAGTATTTGGAGCCGGCGGCGGATTAATGAGTGGCGGTCTAGGTAAAGTTGGAGACATGCTAGGCGGCGCCTTAGGCAAGGCAGGTAGCTGGGCAAAGAATACAAAAGTAGGCGGATGGATCGCTGGAAAAATGGCCAGCGGCCCTGCTAGCAGTGCAGGCAGTGGCGTCATGGACAAGCTAAGTGGAGCCGCAGGCAAAGGCATGGAAGGCCTTGGCGAAATGTTAGGTAAGCTAGGCGAAAGTAAAACAGTCAAAGGAGCCGCTACTCTTGCATTACTAGGCAGTGCGTTAGCATTAACAGCCGTGGGATTAAAAACATTCAATGAAGTAAAATGGGAAAGTTTAGGCAAAGGGGTAGTTGCACTTGGCGGCCTAATTGTCATGGCACGTCTAGTTGGCTCGGCTACAACAGGCATACTCAAAGGAGCCGCCGCAATTGCAATATTGGGTGCTTCAGTTGCGATAACTGCTATAGGATTGAAAACATTCAATGAAGTAGAATGGGAAAGTTTAGGCAAAGGGGTAGTTGCACTGGTTGCATTTGGAGCAGCCGCAGCCGCAGCAGGTGCACTTGCTGGGCCAATACTGATTGGTTCTGCAGCCATTGCTGTGTTAGGAGCAGCATTGGGCATTTTTGGTGCAGGTGCATACGTGGCCGGTCAAGCCGCAGATGTATTTGCTGGTGCAATAAAGAAAGTTGGAGACGTTGATGGACTAAACTTAATTGCAGTTGGCGCAGGTTTAGCGGCAGTAGGTGCAGGCGCGGTAGTATTTGCAGCCGGTATGGTGGCAGCTACCGCAACAAGTTTGGTAACAGGTTTAATGAGCCTGTTTGGAGCCAAGAGTCCAATGGAACGTATATTAGAACTTGTGCCAGTTGCTGACAAGATTAGCATGATTGGTGAAGGCATGTTCAAGTTTGGTTCCAGCATTGGCTTGATCAACGAAAACTTAAAAGCTCTGGATTTAGATGCGTTAGATAAGTTTAAAAATGCCTTGATTGAAATCAGCAACATTGACATGCCAAGTTTAAATGGCTTGTCAATCCCTCAAATATCAACAGACGGCATTGCTGGAACACCACAACAAGGCAACGGATTATCAAATATACTAAACGGCAACTCAGCAGTGACACCGGAAGTAATTAGCCAATTGATGTCGTACTTGTCTAGCATAGAAAACGATTTGGCAGCAATTCGCGGTAACACACGACAATCTGGATATGAAAGTCCGGTTAAACTCGCGTAAAAAATTAAGGTAAGTAATACACTATGAGCGGTTGGAGAAAACACTTTAAAATTTGGGATCCGGAGGCTGAAAAAACAGCTACGGGCCAACGCGGCGGCGCATCAGCAACGTCAGCTAAGTTTGCTTCTTGGTTACAAGAAGTTTATACTGGGCAACCAAACCGTACGGACCGTTATGTCCAGTACGATCAAATGGACATTGACAGCGAAGTAAACGCAGCCTTAGACACTATTGCTGAATTCTGTACTCAAGCAGACATTGATTCAAACTTACCATTCCGTGTTATGTGGAAAGAAGATCCAACTGACAGCGAAAGTAAAGTAGTCAATGAAGCACTTAAAAAGTGGTGTGCCATCAACAAGATGGATCAGCGAGTATTTCGCATGTTCCGCTCAGCAATCAAATACGGTGATCATTTCTTCTTGCGTGATCCAGAAACATTTGAACTATACTGGGTAAACCCAGTTGATGTCAAACGTGCTGTTATCAACGAAGCCGAAGGACGTGCAATTGAGCAGTATGTTATTGCAAACGTGCATCCTAACATGGCAGCAAAGATTGCAACACAACCAATTGACAACGTACAAACACTACCTGGCGCAGCCGTAACAAATGCAGCCGGTCCGTTTTCACAATCCAGCAACTATGCCAAGCCCGGACAACAAGGCGGCGAAGTTGCCATTGATGCTAACGACATTATTCACATCAGCTTGAACGAAGGCTTAGACAGTGCTTGGCCATTTGGTCCAAGTATTCTCGACAGCGTGTTTAAAGTATACAAGCAAAAAGAAATGCTTGAAGATGCTGTTATTATCTATCGTGTACAACGTGCGCCAGAGCGCAGAGTATTCTATATCGATACAGGCAACTTGCCAGCACACCAAGCCATGGCATTCGTTGAACGTGTTAAAAACGAAATTCACCAACGCCGTATTCCAACTCGTGCAGGTGGATCAAATGCAGTTGATGCCAGTTACAACCCATTGAGTATTATGGAAGACTTCTTCTTTGCTCAAACCGCAGACGGTCGTGGTTCCAAAGTTGAAACACTACCAGGCGGTCAAGGCCTAGGCGAAATTGACGACTTGAAGTATTTTACAAACAAAATGCTTCGTGGTTTACGTATTCCAAGTAGCTACTTGCCAACTGGTCCCGATGACAGCGCGGCACAATTTACAGATGGCCGCATGGGTACAGCACTTATTCAAGAGTTCCGTTTCAATCGTTATTGCCGCAGACTACAAGGCTTAGTAGCACCGTTTATTGATAAAGAGTTTAAAGTCTTTATGAAGCAACGTGGTATTAACATTGACAGTTCTGATTTTGATTTGGACTTCTTGGAACCACAAAACTTCTCCGACTACCGTGAAATTGAAATCAACAACGCACGTTCCGCAGTGTTTACACAGCTATCAGAGATTCCATATCTGGCACATCGTTTCAAATTGAAGAAATTCTTAGGTTTAACCGAAGACGAAATCTTAGAAAACGAACGTATGTGGAAAGAAGAAAACACAGGTGCCGATGCAATGGCAACCAGTGGCGATGAATCTGCAGGCTTTGGGGCAACTGGTCTAAAAGGCCCCGGCGAAAGTGATTTGGATCTAGGCGCCGGCATGGAAGACTTAGAAGCCGAAGGCGGCGGTACACCGGATCTTGGCGCAGAAGGCGAAGGTGGAGCAGTTCCTCCCCCACCAACACCGCCGGCAGCGTAAATTTCACTTTTAACTAAGTAAGAGTATGAGATTTAACGACCTATTAGAAATCGAAGATGAGATCGAAACAGAAATTGATCCGGATGTGGCTTTTTATGGCGACATGCGCCGCAAGCGTTTAACACTTGAGCACGTGAATCGTTTAAGAAAGCTACGTGATCTACGAAAATACGAAGAGTCTCAGCGTTTAGATTTAGTTAAAAAAATGTACGCACGACCTGCTCCGGTCTAATACTAAATTATATTTTTACATCTTTTTGGCAAAAAACTGCTGTTTTTCTGCCATTTCCATACTCTTCTCCTGCGTCAATAGTAAGTAGTTATTGGTACGGTATGTTCTAATAATATACCTTCCCCTTAGCGCAAGGAGAAATAAATGAGTAAATCAATCTTAGAACAGGCATTAGCTCACCTTCTTAACAAAGAAGAAGATCAAGCTGGTGCATTGTTACATGACTACTATGTAGGTATTGGCCGTAAAGTCTATGAGGACATTATGGCCGATGATATGGCCTTCGAAGACGAAGACACAACAGATTTAGAAGGTGCAATTGACGAAGTTGACGCCGACTTAACAGAAGAAGGCGACGATGAATTTGCACCAGAAATGGGCGCAGAAGAAGAGCCAGCAACAGACGACTTAGCTGCCGATTTAGGTGCAGAAGACGGTGCAGAAGCAGTTGATGCTGACGCAGGTGATGTTGCAGATGCTATGATGGACGTTGAGTCTGCATTAGCAAAATTAAAAGCAGAATTTGAACAAATGGTTTCTGGTGCCGACGAAGAAATGGGCGCAGAAGAAGAAATGGGCGACATGGAAGCTGAAGAACCAATGCCAGAAAGCATTGAAGAATCAGCAGAATTAACCGCAGTTTCTAAGCCAGACAACAGCGACAAAGCTGACGAGAAACGTAGCCCAGTTGCAGGCAAGAACCCAATCGGTGCTCGCCCAGCAGTTAAAATTGGCGCAAGCAATGCAAGTGGTACTCCAAGTGGTACAACACCAGCAGCCGCTCCAAAAGCGCAAGACATGGGTGGTACAACCAAGCCAGCCCTCAGCAAAGTTTCAACTAAGGCTTAAACCATCATGAACATACAGCCACTACGCGAACATTTAAGTTTTGATCAAGCCAATTTGGTTATTGAATCAAAAGAGTCAGCCAGTGGCGGTAAAGATCTCTACATGAAGGGTATTTTTATTCAAGGGGCACAACAAAACCATAACGGTCGTGTTTACCCTGTGAATGAAATTAGCCGTGCCGTAGAGAGCATTAAGTCTCGACTAGAACAAGGTTATTCCGTATTAGGTGAAGCAGACCACCCAGATGATTTACAAGTAAACATTGACCGAGTAAGTCATATGATTACTGACATGTGGATGGAAGGCGAAAACGGGTTTGGCAAATTAAAGCTAATCCCAACACCAATGGGTAACATTATTAAAACATTACTTGAAAGCGGTGTTAAGTTAGGCGTTAGTAGCCGTGGATCCGGCAACGTAACTGAAAGCGGCAAAGTTTCTGACTTTGAAATCGTTACAGTCGACGTTGTTGCACAACCCAGCGCACCTGATGCTTATCCAACAGCAATTTATGAACGAGTAATGGGCAGTCGTAGACGTGCCGCTCTGATGGACGTGGCCTACGCGGCGACCTACGATAGGTCCGCACAAAAGCATCTCGAAGCAGAGATGCGTAGATTCATTCAGAATCTGAAATAAGTCTGAGGAAAAAACATGACACAATTTACAGAAATGTTGGGTTCAGTGGTTTTATCCGAAGAGGTGCGTGAGAACATCAACGCCGCTTGGGAAAAACACTTATCCGAAAGCCGTGAATCAGTTACAGCTGAGTTACGCGAAGAATTTGCTGGTCGTTATGAACACGATAAAAACCAGCTAATTGAAGCAATGGACAAGCTAATGCAAGACACAATCTCTGCAGGTGCTGCCGATTTAAAAACTTTACGTGAAGAAGCTGCGGCTCAACGTGTAAAGTATGCTGCCAAGATCAGCGAAGACGCAAAGTTACTACAACAATTTGTAATGGAAACATTGGCAAAAGAAGTTGCAGAACTAAAGTCTGATCGTAAATCACAGAAAGATGCAGTTGGCCAATTAGAAGAATTTGCATTGCGCAAGTTGACTTCTGAACTAAGCGAATTGCACGAAGACCACAAACAATTAGTTGACGCTCGCGTTAAATTAGTTGCAGAAGGTCGTAAGGCGATTGCTGAAGCTCGTAGCACTTTCATCAAGAAAGCAAGCGAGAAAATCAATACAATGGTTGCTGAATCTTTCAAGAAAGAAGTAACACAATTAAAAGAAGACATCCGTACAGCTAAAGAAAATAACTTTGGTCGTAAGATTATGGAAGCCTTCGCTGCGGAGTTTATGGCAAGTAAATTCGCTGACGGTACAGCCGTTAGTGCATTAAACAGCAAGCTAGCAGAAATGAACACAAAACTATCAGAAGCTCAATCAACACTAACACAAAAAGAACAACAAATTAGCGAGTCGCTTCGTCGTCAGCGCATTGCGGAAGATCAAGCACAGCGAGTTC